CAGGGGTAGCCGGGACGGTGTTATCAAAGATTGTGTAATCGTATTGCCCTGATTGTTTGACCCCTACCGATTCAAAGATCGACGTCGGGATATCCTCTATGGTTAAGAAGCGATCCCCAGGGATTATAGTAGCCAGGGTTAGGTCGTATGTCCCGGTGAAGTTTGTTCCTCTCCTGGTGAACCCTAACAATAGGGGCGGAGGACTGTTTGTGTCCTCATCCCCCAGTGTCAAAGTCAGGGTAAAATCTAATGCTAATAGATCAACGTATATCATCGCTAATAGACTGGGTTTACAGTTACATTTGCGAAGTTGTCAAAGGGTGTGGTAGTGTATGCTGCCATAAAAAGAGCGTAGTAATCCTCTTCAGCGAGGAACACCTGGTCGAGGCCCTTCTTATCTCCGGCGGCTGTACCGGAATTCTCTACACCACCTGTAGAAGTACATCCGTTTGTATCACCAAATATTCTGATTGCTCCCTGGAAATCGAGGGTCCACATGGTCCATCGTCCCAGCTTCAAAGCATCGAGATCAACCAGGTCCGCCGGTTTGATATTAAACAGCGTCATAGTGATGGTTTTCGCCAAGAAAGACGTACCGTTTTCACGGGCCGTATTAATTGTCTCATCGAACATCCCTACGTTATCTGCCATTTCAAACCGATAGATCGTAATCGGGTCAGCTCCCAGGTCGGTATATTCTCCGCCGACAATCAGCTTTCCGGTCAGTGCTATGAAGTCATTGTATTTGGCATAAAAAACGGTCTTTATCCCTGCTCGGCCTACAAGACAATCGTCAAGTAATCGGCCATTTGTTAAGTCGCAAGCCATATCTTAAAGGTTTTTAGTGATGGGATTAAAAGGGAAGCCCGGAACTATTGGTAGAAACCGAGCTAACCCTTTCCCCCCGTTCGGGTTAGGTTGACAAGTGAAGAACAATTTCTTCGGGCCAGCCTATCTGAACGCCCATCACGGCATAGCTCCTGAAACGAACATTGTCCGACAGGTCTATTTCCGCCATATCTTTAAGAATGACCTCGTTTAAATTCGAAACGCTTTCGGTTCCGAAATAGAGATTTGATTTGTGAGATAGTACGAACTGGTTTGCGGCCATCCCAGGGGCTACAACTAATGGGATGCCTATGTAGTTCATCGGCTTATCACCGGCCTGATACTGATCCATGTAACCTTGACTCGCCAGAGCTTGCTTGTAAGCGGCTGCGACGTTCGGGGCTACCCAGTACATTAGGTCAGGGGCCTTAAACCAGGGCTGACCGGCTGCGAGGGTGTATGCACCTCCCAGGTCAGCTACGACAGTGGTTGCATCTACGGCGGAAGGTGTTAACTGATTTCCACCTGGTACATCGGCTGTCATGATCTTGATGAATCCGTCCATCAACTGCCAGGGTGCGACCAGGGTATCACCTTGCCACATAGTGTATTCTACCTCGTCGCCTACGTGTCCCAGTATTTCAGTAATCATTGCATCGACTACGTCCTGGGCGAGCTTCCGGTTTGCACCGGTTCCCATCCTGACCGAACTCCAATCTACGTGTTTGAAATCGGCTTTACACATTTGCAGATTCACTTCAAAGGGGGTAGCAGTTATAATCCGCTCGTCGATGGTAACTGTTCCTACAGGTGTAAAGTCACAAGTCGGGACAGCGATCATTCCGGCAGCGGCTAACCGACGGATGTGCCAGGCTTTGTTAATGTCGTCCTTGATGGTGACATTACCATTACCTACCGTAAATGCTCCGAAGAACATTTTATTTATTAATTCTGTTGCGGCTTCGCCTACATACGAAGTCGTCAAGCTAAGTGTTGTTGCCATAATAATTGATTTAAGAGATAATAGATTTTGGACAACTATTTGTCCGTTTTGCTTTGCTTGACAAAACTGTTCAGACCGGTTATGATCTTTGCCTTTTCGTCTTTCTCAGGGGTTTCCGGTTTAGGGTCCTCTGCCGGTTTATTGAACTCTACACGGAGGGCATCGGTCGCCGTCTTAACGGTAGTCTCGATGTGGGTAAGCGTTTCCTTTTTAAAGTTCGTGAGAACCGAAGCCAGGTTATCAATCAGTTTCTCCATTTGGGAATCGGAAAGGGGTTCAGCCTTTTCCAGGTCCTCCTTTTCTTCCTCTACGACTTCTGCTTCTGCTACTCGTAGCTCGCCTACAATTCCGTCCTCAGTAACCACAAGTACACCTCCATCGGCCAGGGTCCATTCCCCGGTAGGTAAAGGTTGTTCCTCGCCGTCTACTGTATGGGTAATTGCGGCTCCTACTGCCAGTGCTTCGCCAGGGAAGTTGATTGTCGCTTCTACGCCATCCGCATTAGTTCCTTCGATGCTACCGAACTTTTCTTCTTCGGCCTCATCAGGTTTCTCTTCTGCAAACAGGGTCTTAATCCTGTTCAGGTATTCATCTAATTTTGTTGTTTTCATGGGTTTAGAATTTTCGATTAATTCACTTGCGAAAACACCTTCAACCGAGAAACCGGCAAGCTCTTTTCCCTTCACCAGGTTCCAGACATCATCGTTTAGCACTTTCACCTTAACGAACCATGATCCGACCGGCAGATTGAACCCATAGACGGCGGACTTATCCCGTTTGGAATCTTCCACTATCCATGACTCAATAACCGACAGGTCATTTAAAGTTGCTTCGTGTTCAAGTGTCATGTTATTCTGTTTACCCTGGTAAAGGAACCGTTCCGATAACTCCCGAATGGTTTCCGCCTTGAAAAAGACAAAGGATTCTTCCCCTTCTTCGTCAAGTCTATAAATCAGTTTGTCAGGTATCATAGCTGGCCCTGCGACAATGCGCTGTGACTCGTCCAGGGTCTTGAACCTGAATTGTTTTTGGTTTTGCTTAATCGTGCCAGGGGTAACGATGGTTCCCTGGGCGTTGAATGCAATCCAGTTTTCTTCTATGGCAGGGTGTTTCACCAGGCTGATAGCGGTGATCCCTTCGCCCTTATTATCTAACTTCAATTTCAGTTCAACGATCTTCATGGTCTTAGCTTTAAAGTGTTACATCTGCTTCCCTTTGCCGTTCGATATCCTGGGCGGCTGTTACGTCACTTTGCACTACATAGGTTTTCATTGCTCCCCTGGTAACGCCTCCCTGGGATATGGCTACTTCGTCTGGTATGCTGACATCGGTTTGCGTCAGGTCCTCCGATACTACATCGGTCTGCGGAGCGGCAAGCGACACGGATGGAACCGAGGCTCCACCACCAGGTACGCCAGGTGCCGTCTGTTGAGCTATTTTGCGGACGTTCGCCATCCCTGCGGCGAGTGCTGCGGCTGCGGCTACTACGGCCAAAACTGGGCCTACAACAGGAATAGCAGCTACGGACGAGTAAGTGGTGATTGCTCCCTGAATTGCTGACTTAGTGGCGTCGGCTATTTGGATTGCTCTGGCAGCTTTTGAACCCTCTCCCAGGAAACCAATCAGGGCGTTAAGTGAATTCTGGTAAATACCTTCCCGAACCGACTTAGCCAGTTCTTCATTCTTAAGCTGTTCGGCCAGTTGATCTTCCTCGGCCTTGTACCGGTCCTTGGTAATGTTGATCAGGGCTTCGGCTTCGGCCTGGCTGATGGCCTCCTTATCCTTTGCAGCTTGTTCCTCTGCTTTGATATCCTCCTGGCGAAACATTTCGTCCAGGTCCATTTCGTCCCGGCGGAGGTCGTCTTGCTGTCCTTTGAGAAAGTCAGCGAATTCTTCTTCTGCAGCTTGTTTTTCTTCAAGCTCGGTTAGGTATAATTGATGCTCCGCTTTACGGGCGGCGGCGGCCTGGTTATCAATCTCATTTAACCGGTTCTTTAGTTCCCTTTGCTTTCCCAGGGATTCCGTCTGTAGGTTGATCAAAGCGGCTTCGGCTTCGGCCAGTAATCGTAGTTCTTCCCTGGTAGGAATCTCTTCGGCAGAGTTTTCAATAGCAGCTTGAGCCAGGGCTACCCGTTGCTCCTGTAGCTTGATGTTGTCAGCAAGGATTTCTTTCTCTATGGCATCGGCATCAATGATCGCCTGGCGACGTTCCTCTACCGACTTGGTAAGGTCCCTGGTCACGAATACCAGTTCTGCTATCTGTTGCCTACGTTCGGCGTTCGCCGTGATCACATCCGTTTCGGCTAAGAATAACGCTCTTTGTGCTTTCTCGAACTCGATGGCGGCGGCTGTCGCTACCCTGATCTCATCGCCTACACCCTTGACGGCGTCGCCCATCTCCTGAAACCCCTCTTTGAAGTTGCCCCTAAAGATTTGTCCCAGGGCCTTGAACAGCTTTGCGGCCCTTTGCGTAATGACGTCCAGGGCTGCCGAAACAGCCTTCATAACGTCGTTCATCTTGTCGGCTCCCTCTTGTGTCTTTGTGAACGCTTTAAATAGGGCTGTGAGGGCTAACACAATAGCGGCAAGGATGGCGACAATCGGGTTAGCGAGTAGGGCCTTGAATGCTTTGCCTACACCGGCGATACCTTGCTGAACTTTCCCCAGGGGACCAGGTAATGCTCCCAGGCTCTTGTCAAGCTCTTTGGTAGATTTACCGACCTCCTTCATCGTCCCGTCCACCTGCTTTAATTGCGCCTGAGTCCGTTCAGTTTTTATGTCAATCGTCCGACAGATTATTTCCTCACACGCCATCGCTTTAGGTGTTTGAATCTGCTCGGCAGCCGACGGGAAACCTGGTCAAGATGGCGTTGATCACCATACTGACAGGCTTCTAATAGCTGTCGCAAATTGGTTAATATGTACTGGTCGCCGTTCATCGTATAAATGTTATCATAGCTTTTACCCTGGTAGACTTTTTCACGTTCGGGGAGTAGTCCTTTATCTCCAATATTTTTAATCCTACCGGGGTGCCGTTCAGAGTGACAAGGATGGTATCTGCGAAGCTGAAATTTGCAATATCAACCCCGTCCAAAATGAAGGACAATTCGACTATCTTATTATTCTCGTCGTACCGTTCCCGAAGCATATTTGCGAAGTACCGGGTGAACAGGTTCTGTTCGGTTGGATCATCAACAATATCAGCCGGTGGAGTCATCCATGCAAAGTTCAAATCCAGGGTATCGTCTTGTACTTGCCAGGTGTCCACCTCGTACAGCCGGAAGGCTGAGAAGTAAGGATATCTAACTCCCAGGGCGCATCCTGACCCCTGCGTAACCTGGTAATAGAAATTCGTCCCGGTTCCTATCAATGATCGTTCCCCGTTGTAATAGGCTAATTGGAGGCCAGGGGCCTTAAACGAAAGGTCGTCCTCACTTACCCACCATCGCCCTATCACCATTAAAAGATTCTGAGCCGTTGGTACATCCGATAGCAATTCCTGAGTCGGAATGGGAGCAAAGATTTTGAACGGTTCTGCCGGGGGTTGAGTGAATGGTATTCGGGTATCTTCACGGTACGAACCATAGGGCCGACCAATCACTTTTACATATTCCTGGTTAAGCACATCGGGAGCCTCTTTGTAGCTTAATACAATGGGATTCCGTAGCTCCCCGTTTATGGGTTTAATGACCGGCGTTTTGCTTAGATCGACCTTATCGGTCCAATCCTTTTTACTGCCATAGTTCGCCATGTAATAGTCCCAGGTGTCTATCCTCACATCCTGGGTATTTGGCATCCAAACAATCAGATTAAAGATTCCAATTATTTCACGTAGGAAATCTTTTTGCTTATAGTTTGCCAGGTGTTCCGAAGGGTCCTGGTCTGTGCCTGTCGGGGTTATATTTGTTAGCTCTAAATAGGTGTTATCCGTGACCAGGATGTTACCGTTTGTTGTACTGGTATTATCATCCTTGATTCGCATACGAAGCACATCCCCGGCAAGCATAGGAATGTTCTCAGGCCAGGCAGCGTTCCCGGTGTTCCACTGCCATACGGCGGTCGCCGGTGCATAGGCTACGGTGTTAATCTGGAATTCAAGTGTTAGGTTTACTGTAACTGGGTTCCCCCTTTGCAGTTGAACCGACCATCTGAATTGATAGGTCCCATCAACCGGGGCTGTATATTCATGCAGGATATCGTCCCACTCGGCAAACGAGGGGTTTCCGATTAGTGGAATGGTCTGTAGGTTTTGGTTGATTTCCAGGTCCTCGCCCATCTTGGTATTCCATGAGGTAGGGGTAGCAAAGAAACTCGAAAGCGGATTGTCCGATTGAACATAAATTTCTTCCGCTTCGGGTTCAGAGAACCAGGACCCGGCGAGGTTCAAATTAACACCTGAAAACATCCGTCGCAATAATTCATTCAGCCGGAAACAGGGCAGCGTCTTTTCCAGGACCATAACATTCTGACAAGTGTTATCTCCGACCGTATCGACAAGCTCATTACCGGTATCGACTTTCTTGTACAGCCCATAACCGAATCCAAAGTCATGTATGGAAAAGATCATATCCCCACCGAACAGCGACCCGTCCCAGGTACTATGAATATCACTCGCCGTATAAAGCCAATCGGACATATCTATGTCGCTCATGGACTTGTCACCTATGGCGTTCTTGATCGTGAAAACGGCACCGGAGATTGAACAGGTATATCGGGAATTATTCAGGTCGGTAGATTCCAGGCGAAGCGAACCCTCAATGATGATATCGGTGTCCTCCAATAACCAGGCTTTTGTATCTACCCTGGGCGTCCACTGTTGACCGAACGATGAGGGGTCACCAAACAGACCAAAGAAAGCATCGTTAGCCGGTGTACGGGGTAATGCAAACGACATAGAGAAATCCCCTTTGCGCTTCTCGATATCGGTTAGTTCCAGGAACGATTTGTTCAAAGCTATTGGGAGGTCCTGGTTCAGGTCCAAGTTCAGGCGATTGCCGTTTATATCTTCTGTTATCAAACTGATCATACAACGAAATTGTCTACTGATTTTCTAAACGACATTTGGTACTGTACCATTCCATTCGCCCGGCTCGTTTTAAGGACCAAACTGCTCGGAACGACTACCACCTGGTCCAGGCTGCCATCGTCGGGGTCAACCAGGTATGCTTCCTCTGTTTGCACTAAGTCTCGCATAAGGGGGTTTTGTGCTTCGGACATGAAATCGGTGTTCAGTATTAGGGTGTCAGCCGCTTCCAGGTTATACTTAAACCGGCCCGGCGGATCGGCCTGTTCAACCAGTTCGCCCCGGTCGGCTGTTGTATCAATCCGCACACGATGAATCTTGCTGAACGACATAAAGGACCACTGAAAGAACCGGTCCCGAAACATGATTAGGATTTCTGGATCCTCACAAACTGTAACCGTCTTGTTTATTCTGACGGTCTGCACCGGCGTTAATGCACCGAATTGAGTTATTGATACGC